TGGCATCTCCGTTCCGGATCTTAGCCTTCAGCTCGATCACCTGCTTTTCCAGATCCGCGCTGGATTTTTTTGACCGGAGTGTGACCCTGTGTTTGGTTCCGTCCTGGTTATAGGATCCGTCCCACGTCTTTGTTGTAAAATATCCATCTGCTCCTTTGGTGTATTTTGCTTTTGCCATCTTCGTTCCTCCTTTTTAAGTATAAAAATAACAGCCGTACAAACGTTTGGATTGCACGCTGTTTCCGAAGATGGTACAATGTTCTTGTGATTGGTTGTCACATTGTATCTCTTCGGAGATATCTGAAGCCGGTTCCTGTTGGCGCAGGGGCCGGTTTTCTTGTTTGTTATAACTACGGGTGTTCGAGTCTTTTTTGGATATCATTTTTTAACTGCTTTGCGGCGTTACTTGAAGTAAGAGACTGGAGCTGGTAATAAGCAACACTTCGTAGTTTTTTTAGGCGTTCGGGTGCAGGTATATTTTGTCGAATCATATCAGCATTCATACTTTCGAGGTTTATAAGAACAATGAGTTGCTCTACACTGGCAAAATCGCGCATATTTAATTTCTTATTTCCTGTTTCTTCACGCCATTGTTTGGCTGTTTTTCCAAATAAAGCCATATTCAATAAATCAGCTTCGTTTGCATAAGCGTAACTTTGTTCTTGTTTGGTTAACTCGGGAGAGATTAAAAATTCTTTTATGGCATCTGTGTGGATGCGGTAATTTATTTTAGAGAGTTCCCTTTTGGTATCCCAACCGAGTGCCAGACGCTTGGATTCTTCGATTTTTAATCTTTGATAGTCTTTAATGATGTAGAGCTTGAATTCAGGAGAGATCCATGAAGCAAATTCAAAAGCTATATCCGAATGAGCGTATGTACCGCCATAACGGCCAGCCTGCGAAGTTATTCCGATGGCACCCATCCGATCTATCCATTGTTTGGGTGTCATGATAAGACGACCGGGCTCATTTCTAACCGTCTGGAATTCCAGACGGTTAAAACTGGGATTATATAGATTTTCCCATGTTGCTAGAAAATCTATAGTGGAATATGAACTCATCCAATTTGATATTACAATCCGTGGATCGTCAGGATCTTTTTGTTTAGCGATATCTGTTAAAGAAATATAAGAATTTTCGTCCAAAATATTTCCCATAATAGATATTTCTGTTCCGTTAGCATTTAATTTCATGGATACTCCTTTCGTAATCTATTTAACCTCAGATTCATATTGGCGCAGGGGCCGGTTTTTATTATTTCTGACGCGATAATCAATAGCCAGAACCGATCTGGACCATTTTGTCGACCTCAACGAAATGGTATTCAGATTTGACAAAATGCTCCAGGTGACATATAATATACTTAACAAGACAGCCGACAGGTAGGTGCACGCTACCCGTCCCGGCGAGTCAATAACCTAAAATAGTCGTCTCCTCCGCCAAGAGCAGGACGGCTATTTTTTATGGGTGTAATTCAGAATCGCAACAATCAAACTGGCTGTCGCCAGAATTATCATAAATTCTTCATATGTACTCATAAAGCATCTCCCCCTTTCCGAAAGGCTCGGAACGGATAGAGAGCTGCCGCCTGTTCGGCTGCCCGGGTAAGTATATTATATTGTCAAGGTGCGGCCCTTGGGGTCTTATGGGATGAAGTATGCTTTCCTGTTTGACAAAAAGGTCCAGGTGACATATAATATACTTAACAAGACAGCCAGTAAGGGAGGTTAAGGCTCCCCGCCCTGGCGATTATAAGAAGCTAAGAAACAGCCGCCTATTCTTTACCAGAGAGCAGGGCGGCTATTTCTTATGGGTATAATTCAGAATAGTTACGATCAACATGGCAACGCCCAGGATGATCTGGAATTCTTCATATGTACTCATAAGGCATCCCTCCCTTCCAAGACTCAGGGCGGGAACCGCAGCCGCTCTACTGGCTGCCCGGGTAAGTATATTATATTGTCAAGGGGGTGCCCCTGGGGTCCCAGTAGGACTGAGGGGGGAATTTATTATTGCCGATGGGTAATAACGTCAAGAGCCGATAATATTTGATGGGCAAGGGTAAACGCATTCTTATATTCTTTGCTATCTATTTTTGTGGGCTTTGTAATTAAGGGTATCATATAGCACGGATATGAGAAAGAGTTTGTGGTGATCTTAATAATCAAAGATTCAATTTTCTTTTTCTGGGATCTCTTAGAGGTTATCCCGCCTGCAATAGCACCGGCGCCGCCAAATAGCGCACCGCCAATGAGGGCTTGTCCGACTCCGCCGCTTGTAACAAGACTTTCATCTTCGAGCAAATCATAATTAAGCAGATCAGAAAAATCAAGCCACTCTTTGCTTCCGACTTTCTGCTTATTTCCTCCGATAAGTTTTTCGGCAGCTAAAGACATTCCCATCGTAGATAAGGCTAAGGTTCCTTTAAAAAAGGTTTTTCCGATTCCATCTTTTTTCCCATTTACGGGAACCGCACCATGGATACGGAATGCAGAGTGTACTTCATCAATCTGGACAGGTCCAATTTGCCTGGTGGCTTTATAAGCGTTTGAATGTGTCTCAACCGCAGACTGGATGCCAGACTGGGCAGCATTCCATAGTTTTGTGGACAGAGACTCTTCTGAACCAGCTATATCACAGGTATCTCCAATAGGAGTATTTGTGATTATTTCATTTGTCGGGAAGCCACAGACAGGACAAGCTGCTGCACGCTCCGAAAATTCCTTCCCACATTCTGGGCATTTTATAAGTGCCATATTCCTTCCCTCCCGAAAGTATTTTATTAAAACGCCGTAGGCTGTTTTAACCTTAATTCAACCAGCTCTTTCGGGTACCCTGTACCCTGGCAGAACTGCTCAATCGTGCATTCTTTGTATTCTGATATCATCTCATCTGATATCAGAAGATACGCTGCAAATAAATTTGCCCTTCGTTCCAGTTTTGAGTTAAGTAAAAATGTTTTGTTCCGGATAAAATAACAGTTTGATTTTCGATCCAGCAGAGCGTGTCCCAGTTCGTGGGCCATTACGAGGATCAGCTCTTGATGGTTTAAAGCGCTATTTAAAAAAATATACCGATGATTTTTTAAAAACATATAGCACCCGTCGCACTTTAAATTACCTATTTGGTAAAGTACACCAAGCTGATCGGCAATCGCGAATGGATCGGTAGTCCCGAATTTACGGATACAGGATGCGACCATACGCTTGACCCTCTCAACATCCCCCATAAGCTACCACCTTTTATTTCTTTTTGCGGCCGTACTTTTCTTTGTTTACTATCTTAAGTCTGCGGAGGGCGAGATTTAACTCGTCCCGGAAAAGTTCTGCGGCTTCCGGATCCAGTTCTTCTCCGTCGTAGGAGGCAGGGCCGTCTTCTCCGGCAGACAACTTCTCCATAATTCGATTCAAGTCTTTAGCAATGTCCCGCTCGTCTCTGGCGGTCAGGACAGGAGGTTCTTTTTTATCCTCTGTGCCGGTCATCAGATAGTCAATAGTTACCCCAAAATAATCAGCAATTTTTTGAAGCTTATCGTTTTTAGGCTTGCTACGACCACTTTTCCAGTCGGAGAAGGTTGATTTTGTAATTCCTGTTGCTTTTACAACATCTGAATCTTTTACTCCTTTTGAATCTCTTAACTTGCAATAAATTTCATACATAGCGCACTCCTCGTAAGTTTTAAAATCCGTACAAAAAACTATTGACAAGTTCTGAAATCCGTCTTATAATACAGGTACAAAGTTCGGAAATCAAAACAGCCAAGAGCTGCGGGTTATTTTATATCTGGTAAATGTATTATAACTGATTTCCGAACTAAAATCAATAGGGAAGTTCGGAAAGGAGGAAAAATATGTATGAACGATATGTTGCGCTAAGAGAAAAAAAGGGCGTGACCGATTACAGAGTGGCTGTAGAAACAGGGATTACAAAATCCACTTTTTCAGATTGGAAAAGTGGTCGTAGTGTTCCAAAGGCGGACAAGCTTCTCAGTTTGGCAAAGTATTTTGATGTACCTGTAGAGTATTTTCTGGAAGAAGAGAAGAGTCCCGATGTGTCTGTTGCTGAAGTAGGGAGGTGAGAGTGATAGCAAGTCCGAATAGAGAATTAACCATTCATAGATGTATTTTAGATTGCCAAGCCAAGAAGGTATTGCAGGTAGTAAATGCGATTTCAGAAAAAGATAGCCTGAATACTTGTGACATTCAGGCTATAAGAACTCTGATGGATGTTTATGAATCTTTGACTAATCCGATTCAAGAAATGAAGAAACTTCATTAGGTAAATTGTAGTAATGGTCATTACGTAAAACTTCAATGAAAATAATACTATTTTCATTAGTAAATTTTTCAAAGTGGTCATAAAAAAGCTGTTCATCTTTGGGTAATAGGTTTCCATCAAAATCATCCGGGTATTTAAAAAACCACAAAGAATCATTTACCTGGACATGGCTTCTAGATATTTTTTTAAGTTCGGCATTAATGTCGTAAGAAGTGCAGGTCATTGTAGATAAATCGCAATAGAGTAAAAAAGTTAGCATATTATCTCCTTTCTGTTATTTTCAGCATGGCAGTGCTGATAAGAGGAGTATAGCATGGAAAAGTCTGATTTTCCAGAGAAGGTCGCAGATTATCTGGGCGTGACCATCGAGGAGTTGCTGAAGTAGGGAGGTGATAGAGGTGGAAATTAAGAAACTGTCAGCGTTTAACGATTTAAGACACTCTGTCCATGTATTTGATACAGAGGGCAACCGTTTGGCAGATATAGATAAAGACGGTGTCAGAGTGTATGGAGACGCGGTGAACATTGCTGTTTGTAAGGAAATCGGAAGTGAAGCCGGATGGCCTAAATCGGAAATGATTTATATGCCAGAGGGCCTTAAAGAACTGGTTGAACTGAAAAATAGAGCCTAATCGGCCCTATTTCTTACAGCAATGCGGACACGGAATAGCTGTCTTTCCGTATTGAGTCAGTGCAATTAGTTCAGCTTCTTGATAACTGCAAACGATAGTAGCTTTGGATGGCCCAACTTCGATAAGCTTACAGTTTTCAGTTTCATATTGCAGGTGATGAACGATACCAGTACTCTTCTCGATTAAATATTCGTCCTTCCCTGCATTAGGACTTAATGCCATGCTAATCTCCTTTCTTTCGTACTCGGCCTGGCAGGGCCTGTAAGTACAGTATAGATCCAGGGGAGAGAAAAAACAAGATTCAGAAGGTCGCGGATTATCTGGCGTGATCATTGAGGAATTGCTGAAGTAGGAGGTGAAGAAATATGAAATTTCCCAAGCCGATTATGAGGACGTCAGAACTGGTTAAAATGGGGTTTCCGGAAGAATTTCTCCGGCGGGCCTATGGGGATAAGAACCAGAGGTTTGCTACAAAACTGGATCCGATGAAATCGAATAGCCCCATTATTTATGATACAGAGGGGCTGTGGATCTGGTGGCAGAAACAGGTAGAGCTTCAGACAAAAACCATGCAGAGGAGGTGAGGACGATGAAAAGAAGACCAAAGCGGCCGACCGATGAGCAGGCGATGCTGATCGCAAAGGCCGGGCTGATGGCCAGGGACTGGCTGGTCCTGTGGGCATCAGAGCGCCAGATGTGCCTGGTGCACCGGAGTAATGGGAAAACCAGGAGAATCGAGGTTTAAGGAGGTAAGGACGATGGAAAAAGAGATCCAGTACATGCCGGTGGGCCGGGTACGCCGCCGGAGAAGGACCTGGCGCCGGACCATGAGAGATCTGGTCCGGATGCTGATGGCCGGAGGCGAGCTGATCGGCACAGGGATCCTGGCCGGGGCCGGATTCGGAGTTGGGCTGGCAGCAGTGACAGTTTTCTTTTAGAGAGGGAGGTGCGGACATGAAGGACGAATGTCTGGCGGTAAAAATTAGTTTCCCGGAAAGTGATCTCACGGGGGCAACTATTTATCTGGAGGACTGGCAGGCAGAACAGCTGAAAGCCCGGGTGGACGCAAATAACCGGTGTCTGCGGTCCCATGGATTTCCAGCAGATTACACCATAGCGCATGCCATCCACTCTGCGCTCGAGATGTATTTTAGAAGCCTGGAAAGAAAAGAATCCCCGGAAGCAGCAACTTCCAGGGGACTCAAGTAAAAAAAATTACACACCCTTATTGTAGGGCAAAAACAGGAGGAAATCAAGATGGTAAAAGTAACGATCGAGTTTGACGGGGGAGCAGAGGTGTTTACTGGCGACGCAGTAAGCTGTGTGGTGATCACAAATGAGCCGGATGGAACCAGGACCCGTTCGATGTTGAAAGGGGCATTTCGCCGTTCTTTCCCAAGGATTCTGGCGGATACGTGCTTTTCCCAGGTCAGGGCATCACAGAAAAACCATTCTCCCCTGGACCAGCTGAACGCGCTGGCAGCATTTACGAGAAAAACACGGGAGCTGATGGACCGGGAGATCGAGGCGAATGGCGGAAAATCAGAGGTGCTGAAGCAGATCCTGGAAGCCATTAAGGAGGAATAGGCGATGACGGCAGAACGGTTTGTTCTCCCTTCCAGGGATACTTGGCTGGAAGCACGAAAAAACCATATCGGCGGGTCGGATGCAGCTGCCTGTGTGGGGCTGAGCCCCTATAAGGACAACGTCCAGCTCTGGGAGGAGAAGATGGGGCTGGTACTTCCGGAGGATATCTCAGACCGGGATTATGTCCGGTATGGAACCGAGGCAGAGGGGCATCTGAGAGCGCTGTTTGCTATGGATTTCCCGCAGTACCAGGTCCTGTATGAGGAGAACAACATGTTCCTTAACCCGGAGTACCCCTGGATGCATGCCTCCCTGGACGGGGAGCTTGTGGATCCAGAGGGGCGGCACGGGATCCTGGAGATCAAGACCACGGAGATCCTCCAGGGAGCGCAGACCGTCAAGTGGAACGGGAGGATCCCGGACCAGTATTACTGCCAGATCCTCCATTACCTGGCTGTGACGGGATATGATTTCGTGGTCTTAAAGGCACAGTTAAAGGACAGCCGGAGCGGAGAGCTCCGGATTACGACAAAGCACTATTTTATGGAGAGGGATGAGGTCCTGGAGGATATCCGGTGGCTCGTGGAGGCCGAAAAGGGCTTCTGGGACTGCGTGGTCTCCGGGCGGAGGCCGAATCTCATCCTTCCGGTTATTTAGGAGGCAGCTATGGAGTTAAAGATTTACAGCCCGCAGGATAACGGGTTTGCACAGGTGGTTAAATGGAATTTCCAGGAACTGAAGGCGGAGATCTCGGAGACGGTCCGGGATTATGAGATGGCCGTGTATACAGATGATACCATCAAACAGGCCAGGGCGGACCGGGCAAAGCTCCGGAAATTTACGGAGGCCCTGGAGGACAAGCGGAAAGAGATCAAAAGGAAGTACCTGGAGCCGTATGAGCAGTTTGACCGGGAAGAAAAGGAACTGGTGGCCATCGTACAGGCTGCCATTGACAATATCGACAGCCAGGTAAAGGCATATGAAGAGCGGCTCCGGAAAGAGAAAACGGATAAGATCCGGGAGTTTTATGAGGACAACATCCATGACATCGGGGAGTATCTCCCCTTCGAGCGGGTCATGCGGCCGGAATATGCCAATGCCAGCGTGACTATGAAAGCGGTCAAGACGGAGATCCTTGCCATGATCCAGAGGGTGGATGAGGGCCTTGCAGTCTTAAATGAGGTGGATAGCCCCTATGCCGCCGACATGAAAGCCGTATTTTTAAAGACCTATGATATCGGCGCGGCACTGGCCGAGCAGAACCGCCTGGAGGCGGCAGAAAGAAAGCGCCAGGAGTATGAGGCAGAGCGTGCCAGGCAGAAGGCCGAGCGGGAAGCCAGGGAAAAGAAGGAGACCGAGCAGATCATCCGGGCCGGGCAGAAGGCTGAGACGTTCCCCGCAGCAGCAGAAGAGGAACCGCGGCCGGAGGAACCCGTGACTGCGATTAATATGCGGGTGTATGTGACCAGGGCCCAGATGGTGCAGTTAAAGCAGTTTTTAAAGGATAACGGGATCCAGTTCGGACCCGTTCCGCAGCAGTAAAAGGAGGAAACAAAAATGGCAGTAGGAAACAGTCTGACAAAAACACAGCCGAAAGCAGACCGTGTGGAATTTGAGGTGGCCGGTGAGACGATCGTCTTAACCCCTCAGACCGTGCGGGATTACCTGGTAAGCGGAGACAAAGAGCGGGTGACCATGCAGGAGGTTGTCATGTTTATCAATCTCTGCAAATATGCGGGCTTAAACCCGTGGTTAAAAGAGGCGTACTGCATCAAGTATGGGAACGAACCGGCCACGATGGTCGTTGGCAAAGAAGCGTTTATGAAGCGGGCCGAAAAAACACCGGGATTTGACGGCATGGAGGCCGGTATTATCGTAATGTCCGGAAACGAGGTCGTATACAGGACCGGAACCCTGAAACTTCCCGGAGAGGAGCTTGTGGGGGGATATGCGGAAGTGTACCGGAAAGACCGGTCCCACACATATCGTATTGAGGTATCCTTTGATGAGTATGCCGGCCGGAAGAAGGATGGCTCCTTAAACAGCCAGTGGTCCAAGAAACCGGCTACGATGATCCGCAAGGTGGCTCTGGTACAGGCGCTCCGGGAAGCGTTTCCGGAAAGTTTCTCCGGCATGTACAGTGAGGAGGAGGGGGACGGAGCATCAGCCTCTTTCCTGGCTCCTCCGGCTCCGGCAGAGGCTGATGCAGCCGTTCCCGAGCCTCAGCCCCAGAGACCGGCGCAGATCCAGGAGCCGGTGACTCCCCCGCCCACCCAGCAGGGCGGACCGGCCGGTGTGCAGATGGATATGGCATCGGCGTTCTTTAACGACTAAGGAGGTAGAAGCAGATGCCGATCACGTTTGACAACATCGCCGGAGGAGAGCTGGCGGAAAAGTTTTCCATGGCCCTGGCCCAGATCGGGCGGAATATCATAGATCCCAATATGGATCCGGAGGCCGCCCGTGGGATGACCATAAATCTCAAATTTAAGCCCTCAAAAGCCGGGACGATCCAGGTTGCATTTAACATCAAGACAAAGCTGGCCGGGATCGCAAAGACGGAAACAGTATTCCTGATCGGCCAGGATGCCCGTACCGGGCGGGTGGAAATGTCCGAGTATGGAAATAACCGCCCGGCCGTGACAGGAGCCTATGATGCGGTCCCTGCGGATCCTGGGGTACATGAAAAATCGTTTGACCCGGATACGGGAGAGATTTTAGAAGAGATCATCTTATTGCCCATTGACCTCCGGTCAGCCAGATAAAAGAAAGGAGAATCAGATATGTTGGAAGGATTAAAAGAAGCATTACAGTATGTGGTGGGGCTGGGAAACAGCTCCGAGAAGGTACAGGTCTTGGAGATCTGCGGGGAGACGTATGCCAACCGGCGCCTGGAGCGCTATGGGGCTCCGAAGCGGGCGGAAGCTGTGGAGGCATCCACTCTGTCTTCGATGGTAGAGTATATTTTACGCTGCTCTGAGGAGTTTAAGGGCAATAAGATGATCATCCATGTGGAGAGCCCGAAGCTGGTCAGCCTGGTCTCCTTCCTCGACGGGGAAAGAAAAAGGGAATACCTTTTCTCATCAAAAGCGGAAACATCCGAATTCCAGTTCGGAAGATGGTATGACCAGGAGGAGTTCATGATCGCGCTGCAGTCCAACTTCCAGATGAGCCCGGACCTGGAGGCTATCATGAAATTTGCTGGAAATGTAGAAAAGAAAAACGAGCAGACTTATTCGGATGACGGCAGGACGCAGGTGGCTACGATGAATGTGGGTGTGGCATCGAAGGCGGATGTGATCGTGCCGAATCCGGTGGAGCTGATCCCGTTCCGCACATTCCAGGAAGTGGAGCAGCCGCGCAGCCAGTTTGTGTTCCGGATCAGCGACAAAGGGGCTCCGGCCTTTAAGATCGTAGAGGCAGAGGGAGGTATCTGGAAGAACGAAGCAGTCCAGAATATCAAGGAATATTTTGAAAACGAACTCGGAGGCGCGCCGAAGGAGATCCTGGAGCATATCACGATTATCGGATAATAAGAAAAAAATAAAAACGGCCATGCTTCCTTGGGAATATGTCACAGATCCGCCAGGAAGCGGATGAGATACAGGGGGACTGGCCGTTCCCCCTGGAAGGCAGGTGGAATGATATGCCAAGGCCGCAAAAGGAAGGGCTGGACTACTTTCCCCTGGATGTTACCTTTTTTTCTGACCCAAAGATAAAGATTCTGAAGGCCCGTTACGGAGTAGATGGGATTGCGGTATATATTTACCTGCTGTGTGAGATCTACCGTTCGGGATATTATCTCCAGCTCAACGATGACAGCATCTATATTTTTTCGGATGACTTAAAAATGAGCACGGAGAAGGTGATGCAGGTCTTGAACTTCTTACTGGAACGGTCACTGTTTGATCACACACTTTTTCAGTCGGACAAGGTCTTGACCTCAGCCGGAATACAGAAGCGGTTCCAGCTGGCCGTAAAGGAACGTGCCAAAAAGAACCCGGTTCATGTAGAGGGGTTCTGGATTTTAAAACCAGAAAATACGGAACCCTTTATTAAAGTGAACTCTTTTTTAAATATTTCCCGGAATAACGAGGATAATTCCGGGAAAAACGGAGGTAATTCCCGGGAAAAATCCCTAAAGGAAAGTAAAGAAAAGGAAAGTAAAGAAAATAAAAGAAAAGATGGAAGCCCGGAGCAGCCGGGAAGACCTGTATATGAACTTCCCATGCTCGATGGCAGCATGTATCCGGTTCCCAGGAGCCTGGTCGAAGAATACAGATCTTTATATCCGTCTGTTGATGTCACTCTGGAATTCCGAAAAATGATCAAATGGCTGGATATACACCCCGAGAAAAGGAAGACATCCGAAGACATCGAAAAGTTTATCAATGGCTGGTTAGGCAGATCCCAAGATTCGGCCAGACCGCAGCCTTCGGGCGGGCGTGGAAGTAAGAACCGGTTCAAGAACTTTGATGAGCGGGATCAGGATTACGAATCCATCATCTGGGAAGAGATGAGAAGGAAGAATGAGAAGGGGGAGGGGTAGATGGAAGGAAGGGAACTGGCCTATTACGAAATGGTGGATCTGGAGCAGGCGGACCAGAGCATCAAGGCCTGTCTGCTGGATGCTGGAAGAAATGTGATCGCTGTCGGATATTATCTCAAGGTGATCCGGGATCGGGAGCTCTTCAGGGATGTGGGATACAGGAACATATGGGAGTATGCCTGGGGAGAATACGGATTCAGCAAATCAACAGCGCATCGGTACATGGCTCGGAATGACCGGTTTTCGGTCGGCGGGAACAGCCCGGTCATGGCAGAGGAGTACCGGGAGTACAGCAGGGCCCAGCTCCAGGAGATGCTGTCCCTGGATGCAGAGCAGATGGAGCAGGTGACGCCGGAGATGACTGTGCGGGAGATCCGGGAGTTAAAACGGCCAAAAGAGATCCCGTATTATGAGATCCCGGGACAGCTCTCCATGGGAGAGGTGAGCCTGGAGGATTTCCTGGGAGCGGCGGAAGAGCCGGAAACCGCGAAGGATCCGGAAACTCCGGACTGTCCGGAATGCAGCAGTTCAGAGAGCCACACGATCCGGCCGGAAGATTTCTTCCCAGCCAGTCAGCCGGGAGACTGCATACACCGTCTGGGATTTGCATGTACGCTTCCGGAAGAGGCAAAACAATCGCCGGGAACCGGAGCAGACTGCAGTACACACTGCTGCTGGGACTGCGTAAAACATGGAGACTGCCGGCTGGAGTGCCATGCATCCGCGGGACGCGAGGGAAGAATTGCGACGTCGCAACGGATCCTGGAAGAGGTCGAGCAGGAGCTTGCTGCAGAAACGCAGCAGAAAGAGGCGGATTGCTGCGAAAACCGCAGCGGAGAATTATCAGCATATGGTACTCCGGCCAGGATATATCCAGCAGACAGTCTGATTGCGACTGCAGGTTGTGAGGGCGGCCATGATTGTTTCTCCTGTTCCGCGGAGTGCGGGATCCGGAAGAAAGACCGGTGGTGTGTGGAAGCTCCCTGTGGAAATCCGTTTCCCTGTGAGATTCTTCCGCATCTGGATAAGATCCGGGAACAGGTAGGGGATACTTGCGAGTTTTTGAACCATGATCTGGCCTATCACCGGGCCGGAGACGGGGAACCGGATCCATGCTGCAAGCACTGCAAAGAGCCATGCGAGTACATATGCGGGCGGGCCATGAAAGCCCTGGATACCGGGGATAAGGCAGCGGAGAGCCTGGAGGAGCTGTCAGAAGAGTCAGTAACCGTGGAGGCCAGGGAGCCGGATCTGGAGGAACCAGCTGCCAGTGATAGGGATTTGCTCCGGGGGATGCTGGAAAAGGAACAGAGCTTCCTGGAGGAGATGCTGGCAATCGATCAGACAGATCCTCTTCCGGATAACATGGTCAGAAAGAAAAAGCTGCTGGTCGGGGCCCTGGCCGGGATGCTGTGTGATCTGGAAGTCGTGGAAGAAGAGGAAACGGAGCAGCCGGAACTCCTGAAACTGAAAAATAACGACCAAAGGAAAGAGTGGCTCCAGAATTACCAGGAATGGGGTATCTGGTACATAGATGACCATATCGGATGCCGGTATTACAAGTATGATTTTGACAACGGGGCCCGGCTCATCGTGGAGGAGTATGATGAGCGGAACGAATTCACCGATGATGTGTATGTATCTGCCTATTATCATCTGGTGGGCGGCCCGGAACCGCCGAAACATCCCATGTACGGATCCCGTAAGTGGGCCTGGCACGAAAAATACAGCTGGTATCCGGACAGCATGACGGAGCTGGTGGAATTCCTAAAGGCTGTTCAAAAAGGCGGGGAATAGGAGGGGGAACCATTGAAAATCCGGAGTATTGCAGAAGCAAAAAAGAAGATTAAGATCGGGTCAAAGGTTATGATAACGACCCAGAAGGCATGCGCCAAAGACTCATTTGGGGCAGTTAAGACCGGGATCCCGAGACAAGCGGTTGTTGTTGGCATTTATGAGTATTTTGTCCATGTGCAGTTGGAGAGCGGAGTATGTGAGAGCGTGATGTGGATGGATCTGATCAATGCCAGGGAATAGGTACAGGAGGGAAGAAATATGTTTGTGAAACAGATTGATATGGCAAAAGCCCTGGAACTGGCGGCGAAGGGGATGGAGATCAAGGTCCTGGCCCCGATCGGCCAGGAAGACGGCTGGGAGAACTTGGTCCCGGATACTCTCCAGCACATGCTTGAGGGAGTAATATTCTTTCGGCAGGAACCGGCCCTGGAGAAGGAGATCCTTCCAGTAGTTTCCAGAGAGGAGCCAGAGCCGCCAGCAGAAAAGTCCCTGTCGGATCTCACGAAGGAATTGAAACAGGCCAGACCGCAAAAAGGGAAGCTGGATGTGGACATCGGGAAGATGAAGGCCCTGCGGGAGGCCGGATGGAGCTACGCGAAGATCGCGGATGAGATGCGGATCAGCGAAGGGAGCGTATATAACTATCTCAAGCGGGCAGAGGAGGAAGAGCGATGAAAAATAAAGAGGGTTACCCGGATCCGACCGCGGGCAGAGCGGTCCGGGAGGCCGACCGGCCGCCGGAGAACGTGGTCATGTTCCGGCGGATGATCAAGTCAATGTGTACGATCTTCCACCTTCGGATCCTGGGCAAGGTGACGATCGTGGATGAGAAAGGACGGCGGTGGTGATGACGAGAGCGGAGAGGCAGCAGGAGGATTAGGCGGAAAGGTGGTGATGCCGATGGGGATTAAGATTACCAGGAAGCTTCTGGACAGTTACCGGAAGATGAAGCGGGAGATTCCGACTCTGGAAGAAGAACTCGAAGAAATGAAACAGGGAGATAATGGCCTTTGTAACAGTACTATTTTAGATTACCGCACAGGGGAGCCCAGGCCGCAGTCAGTGGTAGGTTTTAATCAAGACCTATATGACAGGAGGCAAAAGATACTGGACGAGAAAAAAGCCAAGTGCGAAGCTGTTGAGAAGTGGGTCAATGCCATTGAGGATGGGCAGACGCGGTGCGTGTTTAAGATGTTCTATATGGATGAGATGACATGGGATCGGATTGCAGCTAAGACAGGATATTCCAATAGTCCGGATTATCCGCGGCTATATATTCGGGATCGATATCTAAAGGAACATGGGATTTTCTAAAAAATATCGACTATATCGGAAATATCGTGTTACAGTATACTAGAAGCCAAAGGCACACAGGCCGGCGGCTCCTACCCCGTTCCAGCCGGGTGTCACAGCCTGGCTGGGGAATTCGGAGCATCTTCCCGGACGGGAGGAAGCGTGAGCCGTAAAAACGAGCCGCAGGTTCGAATCCTGGTGTTCCGATGTTGTCACAACCTCCTATACAGTATATTCCGGGCGGCCATCGTACCGCCTGGAGAACTTTGCGGGATAGAGCAGCCAGGAAGCTCGCCGGCCCATAACCCGGAGGCCGGTGGTTCAAATCCTGCCCCCGCGATTTTGCCATAATTTTTTTTCATATATCTTTTCCTTTTACAAATGCACCCGTCGAAAGATGGGGGCTTTTCTTTGCTTTATTTTTGTGATAATATAATATATTATCGTAAAAGGAGAAATGCTATGGAAAAATTAAAACATTATCTCAGACAAAACCTTGTTGCGGTAAATATTATCATAATGCTTATAGGGGTTATATCAATATTCTTTAGTGTCTATTTACCGACTCCAAATTTGCAGACTATAGTGATGGGGATTGGTACTTCTTTATTTTCATCCGGTCTGATAGTTTTTATTACATCATTATTTGTAGATGATTCAAGCGACAGCATGCAGATTTTAAAACAATGGGGAGTCGAGGCAGTTTATAAAACAAGAGGAGAGATGAATATCTCATGCGAAAAATATACGAAAAAAGCAAAGAGTATTGATATAATTGCTTTCGGATTGAGATCTTGGAGAGATAGCAAGAATAGAGAAATAGAATCCCTGCTACGAAATGGTTGTCAGATACGTATTTTAACAATGCATCCAGAATCAGAAAATCTTACACAAAGAGAAATTGATGAGAAACAAGAAACCGGAAGTATTGCTCATACAATAACACAACTAAAAGCGTGGGCCGATAAGCTTAATTCTCGAAATTACAAGGGTAGTATCGAAATACGCTATTATGATTCGCAACCATTGGATTTTATGTTTCTAATGAATAATAGATTGTTTTGGGGACCATACGAATATGGGAAAAGTAGTCAGCAGACCATTTCGTATGAGTTTAATACAACGGGAGATGGATATAAGTATTATTCAGAGTATTTCAATGATTTATGGAATGATCCGGATTTTGCGAAGACAGAATAAATATATTGAGCGATTAACGGAAATACATAACAGAGAGGTAGCTCAGCTGCCTCTTTTCCTTTGCCCAAAAACCAACGAATAGGAGGTGATCGACATGACCAGAGCACCGGATTCACAAGATGGTGCCTTTTTATATATCAACATATTGTGTATAACATGTTAATAACTACAAAATACAGACTGGAGGTGAGCCGAGATGGCATTAACGCCAAAGCAGCAGCTGTTTGTGGAGGAGTATCTGATTGATCTGAATGCCACCCAGGCTGCCATCAGAGCCGGGTACAGCCCGAATAATGCAGATAAGATCGGGAGTGAGCTGCTAGGGAAAACCAGAGTTTCAGAGGCAATAAAAATAGCAATGGCTGAGCGGTCCCGTCGGACCGGGATCAACCAGGACCGGATCCTGGCAGAACTGGCCAAAATTGCCCTGGTGAATCCGGCCAGGGTGGTCAACTTCGACGAGGCCACGATCCGGGAAGATGCGCTTCCGGAGGATCTGGCGGCAGTGGCCTCTGTAAAGGTCAAGCGCTTCCCGACCAAAGACGGGGAGGGGATCGAGCGAGAAGTCAAATTCCACGATAAAAACAAAGCGCTGGATCTGGCAGGGCGGCATCTCGGGATGTTTAAGGACCGGCTGGAACTGTCTGGCAGCCTGGAGACTGAAAAAACAAAACTGGACGATCTGATCCAGCAGATGAGGAAGGACAATGCATGAGCACCGAACGATTATTACTGTCGGATAAATATAAAGCCTTCCTGCGATGCGACGCCCCTGTGGAGTTTCTGGAAGGAACCACAGCTGCCGGAAAAACGACAGTAGGTCTGTTTAAGTTCATGCTCAAGGTAGCCGAATCGCCTAAAAAGCTCCATATCATTGCGGCCAAGGATACCGGTACCGCCGAAAAGAATATCATAAACAAGGATCTGGGAATCATTGATGACTTTGGCATCCTAACTGAGTACAACGGTAACGGGACCAAGGATGATAAGATCCCGCATATCCTGTTCCACACATCCCGCGGGGATAAGGTGGTATATGTTATGGGCTATGGAGATAAAAAGAAGTGGCAGAAGGCTCTGGGCGGCCAGTATGGCTGCCTGTACATCGATGAGGTCAATACGGCAGATATTGACTTTGTGCGGGAGGCTGCCATGCGATGTGACTATCTCATGGCCACGCTCAATCCGGACGATCCGAATCTGGATGTTTACAAAGAGTACATAAACTGCTCCAGGCCATTGCCAGAATGGGAAGAAGAGACGCCAAAGGAAATCAAGGACGAGCTGAAAGAAGAACCAAAACCCGGATGGGTACACTGGTTCTTTTCTTTTTCGCATAACCTGGGACTCCCAAAAGAAAAGCTGGAAAAGATCATGGCCAACACCCCGAAGGGGACCAAGATCTGGAAGAACAAGATCCTGGGGCTCCGGGGGAAGGCAACCGGTGTTGTTTTCAGTAACTTCGACCGTGCGCGTCATGTGCGATCAGAAGCCTGGGCGATGCAGTTTGTACAGTTCCCCGGAGAACGGAAAAAAGAAGAATTTTTTATGTACTTTTCTGCTGGCATAGATACATCCTATTCCCAGCAGTCTCCGGATACAATCGCAATCTCCTTTCTGGGGATCACGAATAAAGGACGCTGTGTCGTGCTGGGTGAAAAGGTGTATAACAATGCTGCCATGGAGATTCCCCTGGCCCCTTCTGATACGGTATGGAATATCGTGGATTTTTTAGACCGGAATAAAAAGAAGTGGGGCCTGGCCCGGAACGCATTCCTGGACACTGCCGATCAGGCAACTATGCAGGAATGGAACAAATATAAGCGTCGGAATGGCTGCGTATACACATTAAATAATGCCTGGAAACAGATGGAGATTATCGATCGTATCAATGCCCAGCTGGGATGGATGGCCTACGACGATGCGGCCGACATTGAACCATGTTTTTATGTACTGGACAGTTGCCCGAACTATATAACGGAACTAGAAACATACAGCTGGCGGGAAGATAAAGACAACGTTCCAGAGGACCGGAACGATCATATGGTCAACTCCGTGCAGTATGCATGGATCCCATACCAGAGCAAGATTTTCAGGAGGTGATCCGGATGAACCGGTTACAGGAATTTATAAAACGGATATTTAGGATCGAACCGGCCAGAGACAGAGAAATCGTGATCATCGAACCCCATACGTTTATTGCAGACGTGATCCGTAATAAACTTTGGTACCGGGGAGACAGTGCGGAACTGGAGCAGTACTTTAAAAAGACGGCCAGATGGGACGTTGAGAAGGCACGTTTCTGGGCGGCAAAGGCCCAGGGCAGCGTCAGAAAAATGCACAGCGGCATTGTAGCGATAGTCGTGGACCGCTACCGCGATATCGTGCTGGCGGATCTGGACCGCGTGTCTTTCGGAGAGGGGCAGATGGAGACGAGCGAAATCTGGCAGGAAATTTTTGAAACGACACATCTTAACGATGTGATCGGGGATGGGATATCCGGTGCGCTCTCCTCTGGAGATGGGGCATTTAAGATCACCGCAAATGAGCTGAGTCCTTACCCGGTTGTGGAATTTTATGATGCCGAAAATGTGGATTATGTGTATGTTCATTCCAGACTGAAGGAAATCAAGTTCTATACCAGCTATAAAGACGGAGGAAAGGATATACGCCTGGAGGAGATCTACGGATACGGATACATTCGGTATCACCTGTATGATGATGCTGGAAAAGAGATTCCCATGGACAGGCTTCCGCAGACGGCAAACCTGATAGATATCGGAATTGAAGGGAATCTTCTCCTGGCGGTCCCGTTCCGGGTCCTGTCCTCGGTTAAGTATAAAAACCGTGGCAGGGCTCTTTTTGATGCCAAAACAGACGTGTTGGACGGCCTGGATGAGGTGATCAGCCAGTGGATCGATGCGATCCGTATGGGACGGATCAAGCGGTACATACCGGAGAACCTGATTCCGCGCGATCCGGATACTGGTAAGCTGCTTCCGGCCAACCCGTTTGACAATGATTTTATCGCTATCGGAGATAACATGGCCGAAAATGCCAGCCAGCAGGTAGCGGTTTCCCAGCCACAGATCTCCTATGAGGCGTATGTGGAGAGTTATTCCAGCTTTTTGGATATGGTGCTCCAGGGAATCATGTCCCCGGCCACGCTGGGTATCGATCTGAAAAAGACCGATAACGCCGAATCGCAGCGGGAGAAGGAAAAGGTTACGCTGCATGTAAGAAATAAAATTGTAGATGCCCTAAATGAGATGCTTCCGCAGCTGATCCGGGCTGTGATGCAGTGCTACGACCTTATGTGCCAGAAAACTCCAGGAGAGTATAATCCATCCGTCAAGTTCGGGGAGTATGCATCCCCGGATTTTGGGACCACGGTGGAGACCGTAGGAAAGGCCAGGCAGTACGGCATCATGAGCGTGGAGACGTCTGTGGATCAGCTTTACGGGGATACCTGGACAGATGAGGAGAAGAAAAACGAGGTGGAGCGGTTAAAGGCCGAACAGGGGCTTATAGAACTGGAGGAACCAGCGGTAAACCGAGATACAAATCTATTACAAAGGGGAAACAAGGATGCAGGTGAAGGTCATGAGCCGGATCTACCGGATGAGTAAAACGGAATATCAGGGGCTTTTACAGGTGGCCAGTGAACAGGTGCCGTTCGGGATCTATGCGGTGGAAAAACAGGGATATGCTGAGCTCCGGTGTGACCGGTGCAACAGCGTTACACGGCTGAAGGAGCTGACCAGGCAGTTTAAAGGCCAGGGATTTAAAGTGTATGCGAACGGGAGGTGAGTGCCATGGAAGTGCCGGGATTTACATTGCTGTTACAGGATTTCTGTGGGTACTGCCCGGACTTTGATGCAGAAGTGGATACGTTTGATTGCAAGTCTCTTGGAGGGGCTCCAAAAGCGACCCACAGTATTCGGTGCAGGAACCGCCGCCGTTGTGCCAGGATTGCAGAAAATCTGAAAGTGAAGCAGCAGAATGAATGAGTATGATATTGCTGCCGCTTTCCAGGCCATTGAAGAGGAACTGATCGCCTCCATGATCCGTAATATGGACCGTCACCGGGCAGAAGAAACGAAAGAAGGTTATGAATGGTCCATGTGGCAGGCAGAACAGCTGAAAGCCCTGGAAAAATACAAACGGGAGAACCAGAAAAAGTATACGAAGCGGTTTAAGGAGCTGAACGGAGAGATTGAGGATCTGATCCGGCAGGCCAGACAGGCCGGCAGCATGGGACAGGAGATCCAGATCCTGGAAGCCATAAAAAAAGGCTTTACGGCCCGGAAATCTGAAAAAGGTATGATGGCGGAATTTTTCAAGATGAACGAGCGGAAGCTGGAAGTGTTGATTCGGGCAGTTCTGGACGATATGGAGAAGGCGGAGACGGCAGTTTTAAGGAAATCCAATGACGATTACCGAAAAGCCATCTATAACGCACAGGTTTACGCGAATACCGGTGCCGGAACCTATGAGAAAGCTGTGGATATGGCTACCAGGGATATGCTTTCCCGTGGTCTTAACTGTGTCGTATATTCCAACGGTGCCAGACACACACTGGCTGATTATGTGGATATGGCGATCCGGACTGCCAGCAAACGGGCATATCTCCAGGGCGAGGGGGAAAAGCGGAAGGAATGGGGGATCACGACCGTTATCTTAGCTAAGCGTGGAAATCCCTGTCCTAAGTGCGCTCCATTTTGCGGGAAGGTCCTGATCGATGATGTGTGGAGCGGCGGCCCGGAGGATGGCGTGGATCCGGAGACAGGAAAAAAATATCCGCTTATGAGCAGGGCGATTGAGAAGGGCCTGTATCATCCGAGATGCAAGGACAGCCACACAACCTATTTCCCAGGGATTTCGACGGCAGACGATACCTGGACAAAAGAGGAACTGGAACAAATTGGCTTGAATGTGAAGCGGGAAGCCAGGAGACAGTACGCAGAACGCCAGGAAGAAAAGTTCAGTCGTATGGCAGAATATTCATTGGATACGGAGAACCAGGAGACTTACAAGAAAAAAGCCGAAGAATGGAAGCACATTCAGATCCAGGAAGACAGCACGGAAAAGTACAGGGCCGTAGATGTTACAGAGGAATGGTTTAGAGATGCACAGCCGGATTCACATGAGGTAACAGATTTATTTGAATACATAGTAGATGGAATCACATACAAGGTTGACGGAAAATATGTGCGGTTGGATTATTCGGACAGGGAAAAAGAAGTGGCACAGCTTCTGGAGCACAGGCTTGGCGGCGAACTATTTATGGTTCCCCGGATTTTAAATCCGCCAGGTATTTCTACACCCGATTATCTTTTCAGAGGAGAGGCATTTGATCTGAAGGAATTACAGGGAACAAGTAAAAACCTAATCTACAATGTAATTTCAAAAAAGAAGAGGCAGGCGTGTAATTTCATTCTGGATATTTCCTGCTGCCCTTTGCCCGAAGAAGAGTTATGCAGACAGGTAGATGGCATTTACTGGTCAAAGCATACGACCTTTGTGGACAAAATTATACTTGTTAAGGGTGGGGAGATAAGAAGAATTTTCAGAAGAAAATAATTAAGAAAAGCGATGGCCCAACCCAGTATGCGGGGGTCAGGTATCGCTTTTCTTAAAAGATATATCTTAGGTATAGTATATACCACTATAATTAAAATGTCAAATCCGTTATAGCGAAGAAGAACAACGAATCCACCGGATGGCCGGTGGTATTTTTATACCCATTTTGCAGTTGCGGCGTCGCAACGGGAAAGAGGAGGCGGGAATCATGATTACAGTGTTTTTTGATGAAAAGAACGAGTATGCAAGAGCGGCCGGGCTCTGGCAGTGGGACTATGGGCAGGTTTTAAGGATCCAGGGACTTACACTTCCAACAGCTGTGGAGATTCACTTTTCTTTGACGGAAACAGGTGGGCAGGCGATCACCCGTGTCGGAGTGACCAGGGACGGTGTGACTGAGGTTGTGATTCCGGACAGTATGCTGGAGAATGGACCTGCGGCAGGTTCCCAATATACAATCTATGCGTGGTTATATCTCACAGACTCGACCAGCGGGCAGACGATCCGGCGTATTTCCTTACAGGTGAGAACCAGATCAAAACCAGAACCATTTGATACCCCAGAGGCAGAGGAATTGTTCCGGCGGGCTATTGATACAGTCAATGAGGCCGTTAAAAAGGCTGAGGATATTGGAACTGGGGCGGAAACTGCTGCGGGGGAGGCAAAAACTGCAGCTTCAGAAGCTGGAAAGAGTTTGGAGGCGGTGCAGAGGCTGGCAGACCAGGTACAGCTTGACGCAGATGCAGCAGCACAGGACAAAATAGCTGTGGAAAAGATAGCAACGCAGGCACAGGAATCAGCCTTTATGGCAGGTCTTTCAGAGCAGTCGGCAAGAACATCGGAAACGGCTGCAAAACAGGCGCAAGCAGGCGCAGAGGCCGCCGAGGATGCGTCCAGACAGCATGCGGAGGCAGCGGAGGAGGACCGGATGGAGGTGTCTGAGGCCAGAAAGGCAGTAGAACAGGCCGTTGCCAATATCGTTGCAGACCGGGAACTGATCCAGCAGAATGCAAAGGATCTGGCGGATGTAAAGAACGAGCTGACGGAAAAAGCCGATGTGATCGTAGAGTCAGCAAATGGGAATGGGTACTGTATGCCAGATTCGGCCGATGAACCACTTAGATCACTGAGAATCTTCGGAAAATCCACACAAAATGGCGACCCCAGCCCGGAATCCCCAGTGCCGATTGTCAACGTAGGGGATAAAGGAACGATTTTAGTAAATGTGGCAGGAAAGAATCTTTGTGAAGAAGAAATCAGAACCAATAATAACATATATACTAAGCCAATCGCCCTTAAGACCGGAACAACATACACATTATCGTCCAATAAGGGCAATACAAATTTGTATTTTAATGATTCTCAGACAAATAAGAATCTGTTAAAAGCATATGGAGTAAATAGTCTGTCATATACGCCGGACAAAGATGTGATTGCAGTGGGTATGACGTACAGAGAACCCAAAATTATGGACGGAGAAATGCTGCAATTAGAATTGGGATCTGCCGCTACCGGATATGAGCCTTATAAGACACCTCAGAATCTCACTGTCCAGACTCCCAATGGTCTGCTCGGGATCCCGGTTAAGTCTGGCGGTAATTACACAGATCATGATGGACGGCGGTGGATATGTGATGAGATTGACTATGGCCAAAGCGTTTATATTCGTCGCATCGGCAAAACCGTGGTGGATGGGGAGAATATTAAATTCACGGCATCGGCCGATGAAAACTACTGGAATTTGCCATCGAAAAGTTCGCCTGGCATTATATCGGGCGGAATTATTTCGGCATTTTTTAAAACTGGAATTTTCCCCGCAAACATAACCAACCAATTTATTTTTGTAAAGAAGGAATCAATTAGTAGCCATTTCGCAACGGTGGACGAACTCAATGCTTTTTGTGTCCAGAAAAATACGGAGGGTACACCAGTTGAGTTTTATTACACGGCGAACCCCATCGAAACTCCTTTGTCTCCAGAAGATATCGCCGCATATAAACAGCTCCACACGAATTATCCGACAACCATTATCCTCAACGATGAAAATGCCGACATTGATGTTGCCTATGTGGCTGATACGAAAAATTATATCCAGAAACGCGAAAATATTATGCAGAAACAGCTTTCTGATATCCAGGCGGCATTGATTAGTCAGAAAATTTCTGGGGGGGGGTGTTAAGGTAACTGATAGTTCAAAGATGCCTCTTAAGAATCTCCGCCTTTGTGGCCGATCATCGCAAGTCGTTACGACTGGAGCGCAGTTGTTCGATATCGGGAAAGCAACTCCCCACGCCGATTCTTATGGGTTAAAAATATCCATTGATGGACGACAGTGTGTGAAAATAAAAGGAACTGCAGAATCGGAACACTCTACCATTTGTTTTAACATATTGAATTATGATAATTTTGATTTATCTGGTAAGAGCTATAAGATTAAAATATTTAATTTACGAGGAACCCATTCGATTCAGGAAATTTATGGACTTAGAACCAAGAATGAAAAATCCATTGCGGTTGTTATTGACGTTTCGAGTAAGAAGAATGTTGATATAACCTTCCAAATTATGGTCAGCAAAGAGGAGCCAACAAAGTGGGAGCCTTATACCGGAGGCAAGCCAGCTCCGTCTCCAGTGTATCCGCAAAAAATTTCCGATGCGGGAAATGATGGGAATATCGTGGCCAAAATAGAGGGAAAAAATCTGATTGATATAGAATCTGGAATTGTTGCAGGATGGAACATCAATCTTCCAGAGCTTAAATTAATCCCCGGAGAAACGTATTCTTTAACAAATGTAAATGTACCAGTTAATATCGCACTTGTTGAGGAAACTACCAATACCAGATTAACAGTGAACTATATCGCGAGCGGAAGAAAAGATACTTTTATTATGCCTGATATTCCGGATGCTAAAATATTTATTTCTGGAACGAATGCAACGTGGAATAAGGGCGATTTATCTACTGTCAAAATCCAGCTTGAGCTTGGTCCTGCCGCCACAGAATACGAGCCTTACAAACCTGCTCAGACCCTCATCATCCCCACTCCCGGCGGTTTGCCTGGTATCCCCGTATCATCCGGCGGTAACTATACGGACGAAAACGGTCAGCAGTGGGTGACAGATGAGGTGGATTTGGCAAAGGGCGTATACATAAAGAGGATTGAAAAGATTGACTTGAAAGCTCAAAGTTTTATTATGTCCAAAAGAATTTCGTCTGGATCGTTTTTCTATTTCAGAATCCAAAAACCACCATTGTTCAAAACGAGCATTACTGGAACGATAAGTAACATAGGTACATGCCGCAATCCTTATAGTGATATTGGTGATTATGTATGGGTACTTACAAATGGTGCAGTCTCGGAAATTCGTATTGGTTTTGCCGATGACGCCATAGATTCTGCAGAAAAATTGACGGCGTTGCTTAACAGCCTGCCAGAAGCATACGCTATGTACTGTCTAGCGGAACCGGCCGAAAGTCCTATCCCACCCGAAACCATTGCAGCATTTAGAAAGCTTTGCATGAATTACCCGGTTACTACAATCACCAACAGCGACAACTGCGGGATGGAAGTCGCTTATACCGCCGATACCAAGGCGTATATTGATGGCAAAATCGCAGAGATCAGCGCAGCTATCGCATCGAAATAGGAAAGAGATCTCTGCTATGTAGCACAGCAGACAGAATCAGCACCCAGACTACTGGGTGTTATTTTTATGTCCGGAATGACGTAAAACTACCAGAAAGGAGAAGAGCATGACTCAGGAACAGTTTGAAGCCATTGGCATTGAGAAGAGCCTGGCGAAAAAGGCTGCCGAAGCTTCCAAGAAGGAATTGGAAGGGTATGTATCAAAAGATACATACGACCAGACGGAGCAGCAGCGTAAGCAGTTGGAGACATCGGCCAACGATTATAAAACGCAGCTGGAGGATCTCAAAAAGGCGGCCGGAGATAACGCCGAGCTGACAAAGAAGATTGAAGATCTCCAGGCTGAGAACAAGAAAAAGGACGAGGATCATCAGAAAGAGATCCAGGATCTGAAGCTGTCCAGCGCGATCCGGATGGCTGTTTCGGCTTCGGCGCAGGACAGCGATCTGGTAGCCGGCCTTCTGGACAGGACCAAGCTGATCCTTGGAGATGATGGGAAGGTGACCGGCCTGGACGAGCAGGTGAAAGCTTTGAAAGAAAGCAAGCCCTTCCTGTTTAAATCCGAGCAGAAGCCCGACGGAAAAAAAGGATTTTTCCCTCTGGGAGGCAAGGAAGCTGGAGGAACTGGAGGAGAAGGCGGTCGTATGAGCATGAAAGAGGCAATCGCCGCAAAACTGGGCATGGGCCCGGAAGGGAAAGGAGAATAATATATGGCTGTTACATTGGAAGAGGCAAAAAAGAATGTGCAGGATGATCTTCAGATGGGAGTGATCGACGAGTTCCAGAAATCGAACTGGATCCTGGAGCACATCCCGTTTGATGATGCAGTGTCCCCGACTGGAGGAGGTGCAACACCCAGCTACAGTTATACCAGGCTGAAGACTCAGCCGACGGCTGCTTTCCGTGAGATCAACAAGGAATACAGCCCTTCCGAGGTGACCAAAGAGCGCCATACCGTAGAGATCAAGGTATTTGGTGGATCTTATGAAATCGACCGTGTAATCGCCAGTATGGGCGGCATCGTCAGCGAGGTCGAGTTACAGCAGGCCCAGAAGATCAAGGCGGCGCAGGCACTGTTCAACGATACGTTCATCAACGGTGATTCAGGCCAGGATTCCAAGGCGTTTGATGGGCTTGATAAAGCGTTGACCGGGAGCTCCACAGAGTACAACAAAGAGACGGAGATCGATCTTTCTACTTCGGAGATGATCACTAAAAACTACCAGTATTTTCTGGACATGCTGGATGAATTTCTCGGAGGTCTTGACGGTACTCCGTCCTGTATCATGGGTAACAACAAGCTGATCGCGAAGCTCCGGGCCTGCGCAAGACGTGCAAGCATGTACCAGATCACCAAGGACAACTGGGGAAACCAGGTGGAGAGCTATGGCGGGATCCCGTTTGTGGACATGAAGACAAAACCTGGAACAAACGATGAGGTCGTAAAAATTGAGGAGGACGGTACCACGTCTCTTTATGTGGCCCGTCTTGCGATGGACGGCCTTCATGCGGTATCCTTTGCCGGTGTGGCGCCGGTCCAGACCTGGCTTCCGGATTTTTCTACCGCTGGCGCAGTAAAGAAAGGCGAGGTTGAAATGAATGCCGCGCTTGCCTTAAAAGCATCGAAGGCGGCAGGAGTATTCCGGAAGATCAAAGTAAAATAGGAGGGGTGATTGATAATGAAGATCTACAGTCCGAACAAAGAATATACAGGGATCTCTGCTTCTGTCCCGTTTTGCGGCGGGGTTGGAGAAACCGATGACCCGTATCTGATCCAGTGGTTTAAAAGCCACGGATACCAGGTAGAGGAGGCGGGGAAAGAATCCGCCTCCTCTTTGAAGGAAAAGGATAAAAACGGGGACGGCGGTAAAAAGGCGGGTGAGTAGGATGGCCTATGAGCCGTATTCCACTACAGAGTACTATACCGATGTATATGGAGGCAGCCTGATTCCTGGGGAGAAACTGCTGGGGGTTCTCCGCCAGGCATCCCGCCATGTGGACTCCCTTACGTTCAACCGGATTTTTGGGAGAGGATTTTCCTCTCTTACGCCGTTCCAGCAGGACATAGTCCGGGAGGTGGTCTGCCAGCAGGCTGACTTCGAATACGAGAATGCGGACGAGATCAGCACGATCCTGTCCAGTTACAGCATTAATGGGGTATCGGCCCAGTTTGGCAGCTCCTGGAATGTGTTTACGGAGCATGGAGTGGCCATGAAGCGGGACACTTATGCCCTGCTGTGCCAGACAGGCCTTTGCTGCAGGTTAGTGGGGTGAGATCATGAAATATCCATGCCTGGTGCCGAAACGGCTATGCCGGACGGAAATCCATGTGCATCTGGAAACAGAGGAGATCACAAATCTGGGAATGCCGGCGGGAGTGCGGGATCTGGATCTGAAATGTAATTTCCAGGACAGGGCCAGAACAGTCCTGACGGCCGAAAAGAAACTGGTACAGGCTACGGGAACCGCACTGTTTCCCGGGGATATTGCACCGGATATGCCGTCTTTAAGTGCGGGGACTGTGACGGTTTTTGGCCAGGAGCGGAGAATCATCCAGGGATCGAAGGCCAGGAACCCGGACGGAACGGTCAATTACTGCTGTCTGGAGGTGGTGTAGTGCAGGTAAAATCGACAGTAAAGCTCAATATGGCCAAAATCCATAAACTTACGCGGGCATCAGTAACAGCGTTGGAGCGGACCGCGGAGGCTCTGCATACAGAGGTGGTACAAGCCCAGGTGATGCCGTTTGAGACAGGCCATTTGCAGGAGGACGCCACCTTTGTGGATTACAGCGAATCTTCACAGGGAAAGGTATCACTGGTAACAAGCACACCATATGCCCGGAGGCTGTACTACCATCCGGAGTATAATTTCCAGACAGATGAGAATCCATTTGCCGGAGGGGAATGGTATGAACCATGGCTGCCGGGCGGTATCAGCGAGGATTTTGCCAAAGAGGCATTCAAGAAATTCTATAAAAAGGCAGGTGGGGTATGATGCTGGCATTAAAAGATATCCGGGAATGGGTGGCCGGATTCGGCATATCTGAAGACAGCCATGTGTATATCGGAAAACTGGATAACAAAAAGGAGCGTTCCATTGGAGTGTACCGGAGAAAAGGCAGCGGCCCTCCGGTAATGGCCCTGGGGGGCGCTTTACAGTCCAGCTACGATGTCCGGCGGATCTCCCTTCTGGTCCACTGGGAGCGGGATCCGGTACGTTCTGAAGCGGCGGCCATGGAGTTGTTTGAACGGATCCGGAAGGAGTCGGATAAGCCGGACCTTGAGGTGGGTGATACCCGGATCTTCCTGGTATCTTTACAGGTCCCGGAGCCCCAGGATGTAGGAACCGATGAGTCCGGCATATACGAATACGTGATATGGCTGGACCTTTATTATGAAAGAAAGAGAGGAATGGGTTATGAGTGATGCAGCCGGAAGAGTGTATCCGGTACACAATAACAAGTTTAAATTTGGAACAAAAGGCCTGAAAAGTGAAGACCTGGACATGGTCATCCCGAAGGACCTGGAGAATTTTGCCCCGGCTATTGATGGTACGTTAGAGGAATGGTACGCCATGGATGCCGGAGGATGGGCGAAGGCAGCTATGACAGGAAAGAAACTGGGATTTTCCTTTAAGGGGAAGCGCTCAGTCGGAGATCCTGGAAACGATTACATTGCCGGCCTTGCCTGGAAGTTTGGCGAGGACGTGATGACAAAGTTTGAATGGGAAATGGTATCGGGTGCGAAGCTGTCCTGCGAAGTTGTGGTAAACGTGACCACACCGGGCGGCGGAGATACCACAAACATTGATACCCTGGAATTTGAAGTGGTGTGCTACGGAGCCCCGGTTTTTACACCGGCGGGGGGAGCGTAGGCTCTGTTGGAATTGATGTATATACAGTATCCGGGGAAACGGATTTGCTTGGAACTGATGGAAGGAATCACGGTGGAAGGAGATACCGTTACTGGTATGCTGAACTATGTGACGGGGTATACCGGCTTTCATGGTTCTGATCCGGAAGAACAGGAGGGCAATTACCTGGCCCTTTTGTTCCGGGCGGATGGATACCAGCTGTCGGCCTCCCATAGCGGGGGGAAGCATCCGGACAGTCCGGTTCCCCTGGATGGGGACGGGATTTACCTTCTCCGGGTCTCCGAACCCGGTCAGACGATCACTGTACATGCATCCCGGGACAGCTCCCGGCAGAGCCGCACACTTAATCTGGCTGTTACATTAAAAGAAAAGGAGTAGAAACAGAATGGCAAAAGTCGTTGATATTACGGAAAAACTGACATTTGATGGAAACCCCAGACTGGGGATCATGGGAAAAGAACTGGAGGTCCGCGCGGATGCTCCCACCATGCTGAAGGTTATGGGACTGATGGGGCAGGAATCTCCTGGTATAGGAGAAATATTGGAGACATACAGTCTCCTTTTTCCGGAGGAATCCAGAAAAACACTGGAGGAGCTGAAACTGGGATTTAAGGATCTGGTCATCGTGATCCAGGAAGCAGTCAGCCTGATCGCAGGGGAGGAAACTGCACCGGGAGAGCAGTGACCCGTACTACGACCTTTTCGGGGACTGGGATCTGATTGTTTCCAGTTTCCTGTCGCAGTACGGGCTCCGGATCCGGACGAAGGAATTTGAAACAGTCACATGGGACGAGTTCCGGTCCTTGCTGGCCGGTCTCTCCCCGGAAACGCCGCTGGGGAGGATCGTTGCCATACGGTCTGAGACAGATAAAAATGTAATCCATAATTTTACCCGTGACCAGAAGCGCATTTATGATGAGTGGAGGGAGCGGGAGGTGGAGACGATGCCCCAGGAGATGTTTGAGAAGCAGATGGCCAGCCTGGAGCTTATGATGGCCCGGTTATGCGGTTAGGAGGCGGTAAGGATTGAAAAGATAGATGTGAAGCGCGAGAAGGTCCGGTGCCCGTTCTGCGGGCATCCGGTAAACGCCATGAGACAGAGAGACGCCCATTGTTCCGGCGTCTTTTTTAAATGCAAGAACAGAGAGTGCAGAAAAGAGTTTGAGTTAAAGATTTAAGACGCTGTGCCGATGTGCCTGTCTTATGAAAAAGGCAGGTGGAGACATATGGCAGCGGAAAGTGCGGGGCAGATCGGCCTTGATCTGGTGGTGAACCAGGGAGAGTTTAAAAAGCAGCTGGCCGGAATCCAGGGGGTGGCAAAGAAAGCGGGCCTTACCCTGGCAGCGGCTTTTTCCGTAAAAAAGCTGGTGGATTTTGGGGCCAGGTGCATAGAGCTGGGTTCTGATCTCCAGGAAGTACAGAACGTGGTGGATGTAACATTCCCACGGATGTCAAAGCAGGTGGATACGTTTGCACAGGGTGCGGCGGCATCCTTTGGCCTGTCGGAGACCATGGCGAAGAAGTTTACGGGAACTTTCGGGGCCATGGCAAAGGCGTTCGGCTTTAATGAAAGGGCCGCCTATGAGATGTCCACGGCGCTGACGGGCCTGGCCGGTGATGTGGCATCCTTTTACAATATCAGCCAGGATGAAGCCTATACCAAGCTGAAATCTGTATTTACAGGTGAGACAGAATCCCTAAAGGACCTGGGCGTAGTTATGACCCAGAGTGCTCTGGATTCCTATGCGCTGGCCAATGGTTTTGGTAAGACCACAAAAGCCATGAGTGAGGGCGAAAAGGTTGCACTGCGGTATAAATTCGTCCAGGATCAGCTGGCCCTGGCATCCGGAGACTTTATCCGGACGTCCGATGGATGGGCAAACCAGGTCCGGGTCCTGAAGCTCCAGTTCGATTCGTTAAAGGCTACCATTGGACAGGGACTCATCAACGTACTGACACCGGTTATTAAGGTTATCAATGTCATTATCGGGAAACTGATGAGCCTGGCCAATGCATTTAAGTCCTTTACAGAGATGATCACCGGAAAAGGGTCATCTGGCGGCGGAGCAGGCGCAACTGCTTCGGGGATGGAGGCTGTGGCTGAATCAGCGGATAAGGCCAGTGCAGCCGCCGGAGGCGCCGGAAATGCGGCAAAGAAGGCGGCAAAGGATATCAAAGGAGCCACGACCGGGCTGGACGAACTGAATATTATCAGCTCTCCGGATGCTGGTGGTTCCGGAGGCGGCGGAGTATCCGGCGGATATACTGCGGATGAGTTTGATATGGGAGAGCTGGATACAACGGCCATAGAAGAGATGGACGCCGGGTACCAGGGCCTCATAGACAAAATGAAGGAACTTTCCGGACTGGTAAAAAAAGGCTTCTGGGATGGCTTTGGGGATGTATCGGTCCTGGACAGTATAAAAAAATCTCTGGACGGGATAAAAACCAGTCTGAAGAGGATTTTTACAGATCCGGAAGTTCTTTCTGCGGCGGGTAAATTTGCAGATCAGACGGCATACAGCCTGGGGCAGATCAGCGGTTCCGCAGCCGGCATAGGCTTGACGATTGCGGATAATCTGCTTGGCGGTTTTAGTCTTTTCCTGGAACAGAACAACAGCCGTATCCGGGGATATCTCGTCTCCATGTTTGACATTGGAGGGGATATCGTCCGGATTACAGGGACAGCTGTGGAGGCATTCGCGGATATTTTTGAGGTATTCCGCAGTGGTCCGGCAAAGCAGATTACAGCAGATATTATCCAGGTCTTTTCGGATGGATTTACAGGATGTACAGAGCTGGCCGCAAGATTTGGCAGGGATGTCCTGGATCTTATTACCGCTCCGGTTATTAAAAATACCGGACAGATCAAAGATGCATTCCAAGGGATCCTGGAAGCAGTCCAGAGTATCACCTCAGGTATTTCGGGATTATTCCGGAAGACGGTAGACGGTATCCTGGAGGTTTATGACGGGAAAGTACATCCTTTGGCAATGTCCTTGAAGGATGGTATTTCTGAGATCGTGTCTGCGGTCCTGGAAGCGTTCAATATTCATATTCTTCCGGTGATCCAGTACGCCGCAGATCAGTTTACTGTTTTCTGTACAGATGCGCTCCAGCCTCTGATAGAAAAATTCCTGGAATTTGCCGGAAAGGTATCGGAATGCATACAGGCTGTATGGGAAAACGCTCTGAAGCCATTCGTTCTCTGGTTTGTCGAGAACGTATCTCCAGTAATTGCCGACGGACTTAAGAGAGCCACAGATGCTTTCTATGATTTCTGGACACGGATCAGCCAGATCATAGGGTATCTTCTGGACGCCCTGGGAGGTCTGATTGATTTTCTCACGGGCGTATTTACTGGTGACTGGAAAAAGGCATGGACCGGAATAAAAACATTCTTCTCGTCTGTCTGGAATGCGATGAAGTCGCTGCTTATAACGGTGCTCACGGCAATCGTTTCGTTTATCGGTGCGAAGCTGAGTGCCGTGAAAAACCAGTGGACCCTTATCTGGAATGCGATCCGCGCCTTCACGGACACCCTGTGGAATGCTATAAAAAATCTGGCTGAAGCTGTCTTTACAGCGATCCAGTCAAAGATTTCTGCGGTATGGGCCGTAATCCGTAATACGACGGAGACGATCTGGAATGGGATCCGGTCATTCTTTACGTCCACATGGACCGGGATCAAGGACACAGTCAGCAGTCTGGCAGACGGGATCCGTGATAAGATCCAGATGGTCATGGATGCAGTAAAGGCGGGAATCCAGACTGCCCTGGACAGCATTCGGGAGAAGTGGAGCAGTGTCTGGAATGGCCTTAAAGAGACCACAATTTCCGTTTTCGACGGAATGAAGGATGGAATCAGGGGCGGGATCAACGGCATTCTCAAGGGAGTCGAGACCATGGCCAATGGAGTCATAAAGGGACTGAACCGGATGATCGATGCCCTCAATAATCTGAGCTTTGATATTCCGGACTGGGTGCCGGGCCTTGGAGGAGAAAGCTTCGGGCTGGATATTCCGACTCTTCGTGAGATCCAGATCCCAAGGCTGGCCAAAGGCGGCTTTGTGCGGGCCAATACCCCACAGCTGGCCATGATCGGCGACAACCGGCATTACGGGGAGATCGTAGCACCGGAAGACCGGATGCAGGAGATGGTAAACCGGGCAGCGCTTATGGCCTCCCAGGCCAACAGCGGTATGAGCGATCAGTATCTGGCCCTCATGGTGGAGCTTCTGAAGCAGATCATCGAACTGATTGAGGCCATGGACCTGACGGTGAATATTGACATCCGGGAAATTAAGAAAAAGCTGACAGACCTTGATAAACGTACAGGATTCCAGTTGCGGACAACATAGGGAGGTGAAAGTGTGTGGCTGTAATAACGATCAACGGAAAGGAATTTCCGGCCCCGGACCTGGGGGCGAATCTGGTTGTTGCCACGAATGTATCGGATGGAAAAAACGCCCTGGGTGAGTTTGTGGGCCAGAAGGTGGGCCGGGACCAGCACAAGTTCGACAGCCTCCAGTGGAAACTTCTGGATGCTGCCACATGGGCGGCCATTCTCCAGGAGTTTGACCGTTTTGTGGTATCGGCCAGGATCCCGGATATGGTACATAACTGTTTTATGACCATCCGGATGTATCCGGGAAACCGGACGGCAACTCCGGTGGCATTTGACAGTGATGGCCTCCCGGTCCTGTACCGGGACTGTAAGGTAAATCTCATTGACTGCGGGGTGATGGAATAATGCAGACGGCAAGCCAGGCGTATAAGGCAGAAATGAAAAAGCAGCTCCGGGACAGATCGTATATCCGGGTAACAATTGGGCTGATCAACCAGGAGGCCCAGGCCTCCGCCAGTGTGCCGTACCCGGAACGGTATACCTATTACAGCAATCTAGGGATGCCACTCAATAATTACCAGGTGGAGGAACTGTATGCGGCCTGTGACCAGGATTACAGCCAGGTGGACGGCAGCATGTATTTCCTCCCCAGAAGGGCGGAGGACGTGGTTTTAAACCAGGGGATCGTTTCAGAGTCGCTTCTGGGACCCGTCGAACTCCGTTTTCCCCTGCCATATGACATCCGTGGGCTGACCATTGAGTTTGGGAAGGCCTGGCCTGTGGATTTCAGGGTCGAATCAGACCAGAGCACTGTGGAGGTAAAGGGGAACGCCTCCGGACATTTTGTCACGGAGGAGATTTTCGACAACACCACCTGGCTACGGATCGTACCGGAAACCATGGTCAATGGGCAGGGGCGGCTCCGGATCCACCAGATCACCATGGGAATCGGAATTTATTTTGATAACCACAAGATCCTGTCGGCCACCAAAAAGGAGCATGTGAGCCCGATCATGGAAGAGCTGCCCACTCTGGATTTTGACCTCACAGTGAATAATAAAGACCGGACTTTTGATATTGAAAATGAGGATTCGGCGGTTAATTTCCTGGAGATCGGCCAGGAGATCCGGGTTCTGTATGGCCAGGAGCTGGAGAATGGGGATACAGAATGGATCCCCGGGGCAACGGTCTACCTGCGGGAATGGTCAGCGGATGACGAGCGGATGAGCTTTTCGGCATCGGACCGGTTTGAGGACCTGGACGGAACGTATTACCAGGGGACCTACCGCCCGGAGGGGATTACCCTGTATAACCTGGCGGTCAATGTGCTGGAGGATGCCGGGGTAGACAGCCGGACTTACTGGCTGGATGGATATCTCCGGGACGTGACGGTAAACAATCCGCTTCCTCCGGTTCCGCACAGGGAGGCCCTTCAGATGATCGCCAATGCCGGAAGGTGTATCCTGTACCAGGACCGGAACGGGAAAATCTGTATGAAATCCAGTTTTATTCCGGATATGGAGGCGCGTGCGGGTGCGGAAACCTACTTCAGCAGCGCGGCCAGTGTTCTGGAAAAAACCAGGAAAGAAGCCTATGCCATGACTGGACGGAATTTTACAGATGTGAAACCGGCTCAGTTTTTCCTCCCCCGGGAGGGTGGAGATACCGGCCGGATCCAGAACGGGTATGTATCAGAAGCAGTGGCCGGAGAGGACGGCCGTTTCCAGGAAAATCCCCAGGTGGAAATTGTTCTGGAGGCCAGGTATAAGTGCTTTGGCCTTACTCTGGTTTTCGGCCGGAATCCTCCGGGCGAGGTGGTTTTCAGATCCTATCTCGACGGAGACCTGGCGGAAGAGTATACCGTTTCGGAAATCGACGGGGTTACCGTTATCAGCCATGAATTTCCGGATTTTGACCGTCTGGTCCTGGAGTTTACGAAAGGTACACCGTTTAACCGTGTGGTTCTGGACCAAATAGAGTTCGGAGAGAGCACGGATTATGAGCTGTCCTACGGAACAGAACTGACCAGAACACCCAAAGGGACGCAGCTTGCCAGGGTACGGGAGCTCCAGGTGCTGCGGACGCTTTACAGCCCAAGTGCGGAGGAAAGCAAGGAGCTGACACGGGAGACGGTGGAGATCACTTCGGCGGATAACCGGTATACTTTTTATTTTTCCAATGCTTCTTATGAGTTTTCATGCGCGATTACAGATGCCGGGGCGGGGCAGACGGCCAGAATCGTAGACAGCAGCAGTTATTACGCTACAGTGGAATTTTCCGGGATCTCCGGTTCCTGTGAGGTTGTGATCATGGGGAAAGAATATGCGGTCTCCCAGGCAAAGATCAGCCGTCAGACAGGCTTGCAGGGAAGTCTGGAGGTGTGGGAGAATCCACTGGTTTCCAGCCCCATACATGCGGCAGATCTGGCGGACTGGGTGGGGGATTATCTAAAGGCAGACCGGGAATATGACCTGGAATACCGCGGGGATCCCAGGATCGACACGAATGATCTGGTTTTTCTGGAAAATAAGTATGCGCCCGATCTTCTGGTGCGGGTTTACGACCACACGCTGAAATTCAACGGGGCCCTGGCCGGAACGATCAAAGCGAGGAGGGATATGAGTGGCGTGGCAGCAGCCAAAAACAGACTGGAAAGAAAGTGATTATTTCAATGTGGAGGATTACAACCGGATCAAGGGCAACCTGAACGAACTGCACCGGATGGCCCTGGTATACTGGGAGGAATTTCCATGGGATGAGATGGGAGAGGACAAAACCTGGGAAGACTATGGTTTTTACTCCGATGAGATCAACTGCTTTGAGTCCAATGTGGAACATATCTGCGGGGGGACATATCCTTTTCCAGTGGGGGAAAGAAAGGTGTTTTATGATAACCAGCCGTTCATCGACTGGAAGGAATTAAACCGGGTGGAATCAGCGTGCCTGATGATTTATGAGAATATCAGAAATGTTATAAACGGCCGGAGACGTCTGGCCTTTAAACTGGGAAGGAGGGAAGTACCTTGTTAAAAACAGATTACAGGGATGACATGTTTGCCGGGGCAAGAAAATATGCAATGACAACCAATGATGATAAAACAATCTCGTTGATTGACATGACTGAGTATACACAGGAGGGGGATTTTTTTGGAGCCAATGACATCAATGCATCCAATACGGAAATCAACCGCCTGGGAAATGCCGTGGTGGTCAGCCTTCCGGCGTCCGGATGGAGCGGTTCTCTTCCATACGGACAGACCGTGGCGGTACCGGGGGCAAAGGCTACGGATGTGGTCGGGATTCACCCATATACGCCAAAGGAACTCCCTGCGGCTACAGTGAAGCAGTATAGGAAATTGGCCGGAATGATCACGGACGGGGAGAGCGGAGACGGAACTATGGCCTTTTATTGCGGAGAAAAGAAGCCGGATGCAGACTTCCAGGTCATGCTTACCGGAGTAAGTATCCAGAAAGGAGATATCTAATGGCAAAAGCAGTTATTATGGGAGGCGGAGGCGGCGGAGCGTCATCGGACGAGCTGACTGCCGCCAGAGGAGATGTATTAAAAGGGAAGACGGCGGTTACAAGCGACAGCAGCGATGAGCCGGTGGAGGGAACGCTGGAGCTGACCGGGGATGCGGCGGATTCCCATGTCCTGTCTGGGAAAACCTATTACAATAAGGACCCGAAAACGAGGCGGCCCGGGACGATGCCGAACCGCGGGGCTGTGGCCCAGGAGCTGGCAGCAGGCGGGAGCTATACAGTTCCGGAGGGATACCATAACGGCGGTGGAAAGGTAACGGCAAAGAGCCTGGCATCGCAGACGGGAGGAGCCACGGCAGCGGACGGGGATGTCCTGTCCGGCAGGACCTACTGGAAAGACGGTGTGAAACGCACCGGGACTATGGCTAACCGGGGAGCCGCCGGAACGTCACTGAATGCCGGGGGAAGCTACACGATCCCCGCCGGGTACCATAACGGATCCGGCCGGGTGACGGCCAACAGCCTGGCGTCGCAGACCTCTGCCAATGCGGCGGCGGGGCACATCCTGTCTGGAAAGACTGCGTGGGTCAATGGTTCTAAAATTACAGGCACACTTGCAATTCAGTCAGCAATTTCTTTTAGCGCAGCCGCTCTCTCAGCTACATCAATTAGGATTAGTTGGAAAAATCCTTCGAAAGGTCCATGGCAGGGAGTTTTCATTCAGATGAGTACATCTGGAAATCCAGGAGCGAGCGGCGGAACAAGGAAATATACTGGGGCGGGAAATAATCCGAGCCAGGCCGGTGGAAGTAACTATGTTGATATTACTGGATTAGCTGCTAATACGACATATTATTTTACCTGCACAAGCTACTGTAACAATCTCGGGAACGGAGTTAGTTATAACGTTAGTGCCGTGACTCCAAAGTCATTTAAGCAGGAGTTAAACGAAATACTTCCGTTTAACTACTTCGCAATTGGAAGACTCCTTACCAGTGACCGCGTAGTTATGAGATCTACTATAAATGATATGACCGAAGATAGCATAATCATTCCAGGTTCTCCATATCAAACTTCTGGCACTATCTATGACAATACTGACATTAGCCAAGACGTTAACGGTGTTAGACATTACGGAATTGACCTTGTTTATGGTTATTCAGGTTCATGGCCAAACATTACAGAAGAGCAGAAAGCACTGCTAATGCAGTACAAGGCCAGAATAAAGTATAAGTCCGGAAACACTGTGGATCTTGGAAAAATAGTCGGCGTTTTTAACTATTTCTTTAGCCAAGGAGCACTTAAGTACAAGGAATTAATACTGGTTTTTGAAAAAGCAACCAAAGGTTTCGGCGCAAATTATGGAGAAGTTTATGGTGGAACGATGACCTTTTATAAGTAGTAGGCACGCTGAATCATTAAATGATTCAAAATGGATTTGAAGAATACGATTAAATAGATTTATCTGATTTTTTAGAAAAAAGGAATGGAGGTGATACCAATGGATGAGGCTGTAAAAGCGGAGCTTGCCAGGCTACGGGATGAGGACAACCGCCAGAATCACCGGATCGATGATCTGGAGCAGTCTGTAAAGGCGATCCAGGACCTTACGATCTCCGTCCATGCCCTGGCCCAGGACATGCGGCAGATGTTATCAGAGCTTAAGGACCAGGGCTCACGGCTGGAGCGGTTTGACGGCCGCCTGGAGGCCCTGGAGCAGCAGCCGGCAAGGAGATGGCAGCGGATGTCGGACAAGGTCCTGGACACGGCCGTGGGGATCCTGGCCGGTGCTGTGATCACAGGGCTTGCAATGCTGGCCGTGCAGTATATCAGATAATGAAAGGGGAAAAATAGAATGGATTTTAGCGGAATCATGCAGTACATATCGTATCTTTTGGTGGCCATCGGCGTGATGGCCTTTGCGGTGTCTACAATTACCCAGGTGGTCAAATCCTGGCCGGGCTTAGATAAGCTCCCCACGTCAGCGGTGGTGATCGTGCTGTCCCTGGTGCTGTGCCCGGTGACCTTTGTGGCGCTGATGGCGTGGATGGATCGTGAGATCACCTGGTATATGGTCTTTGCGTGTATGATCGGGGCCTTTATCGTGGCGCTGGTGGCTATGGATGGATGGGAACGGCTCAAAGAGATCTGGGACCGGACAGGCTACCAGAAAAGGCCCATGGACAAGTCTTAAGGAGGTGATCCGGTATCTCCTGGCCGGCGGGGTTAAGCCGGATGTTTATTGCGACGTCGCAACAGATTTGGCCTAGGATTATCCCCTGGGCCTTTTTTGATTGGAGGAAAATCATGGGAAAAGAAATTACAAAGCTGATCGAGCAGGCATTATCCTGGAATGGCTATCTGGAGAAAAAGAGTAACCGGGACCTGGATAATTTTACGGCCAACGCCGGGAATAAAAACTATACATGCTTTGCCCGGGACTACAAATTACATACCGGTCAGAGCCTCCAGGGCCAGCCCTGGTGCGCCATGTTTGTGTCTGAGGTATTTGTCCAGGCGTTTGGCCTGGAGGCCGCCAGGCGGCTCCTGGGCGGTGATTTGTACCACTACTGCCCGACCGGGGTGGCACAATTAAAAAAAGCCGGCCGGTGGAGCCGGACCCCGGAGCCTGGAGCCGTTATCTTTTTTACCAACGGCCAGCGGTCGCACCATACCGGAATTGTAACGGAGGTAACATCCTCACGGGTCAAGACCATCGAGGGCAACACGTCCGGCGCATCCGGTGTGATCCCTAATGGCGGCGGGGTCTGCCGGAAGTCCTACCGCAAAGACTACGGCCAGATCCTGGGATACGGGATCCCGGACTGGAGCCTGGTGGAGCCTGCAAAAAAATCCGGCTGGATCCAGGAGGCCGGTGCCTGGAGATATTATCACGGCGATACTGGCGAGCCAGTACGCAATGACTGGCACCAGGATCCCGATGGCCGGTGGTACTGGTTTGATGGCGCAAGCGCAATGGTCACCAACGCATGGAGACAGGATAAGGCTGGTAAGTGGTATTACCTTGGCTCTGATGGTGCAATGGTCACCGGAAGGCTCATGCAGATCGGTGACGAGGTGTTTGCCTTTGGGGCTGATGGAGTTATGCTGCAGGGCGAGATCCGATGCCGATGCAATGAGCGAGGGGCGCTGGCGGTTATATAAAGGTTGCATAAAAAAGAGATTACAACTCCTATTCCATAAGAAAAAACGGCGGAGAAATCCGCCAGAACATCGTACCATCTTCGCATATCAAAATTATGTCCCAAAAATGTCCCAGAATCCCTTGAAAAGCCTTGATTTACAGCTATTAAAAAGATGCCTTTTAATCAAGTTGTCCGGGGTTCGAATCCCCGATGTCTCATGTATTGCGGAAAGCCTTGTAAATAGGTTTTCCGTTTTTTATGTGTAGTTCGTGGTTAGTGTATAATTATCATTGGCAAATATAGGAACTATTCCTAAGACAAAAAAGG